TGGTCATTAGATAACTTTGGTCAAATACTAGTTGCAACAATCCACAATGGAAAAACTTTTAGTTGGAATCCAGGTGCTGTTAATCCACTTGAAACGAGAGCAGCATTAATTACAGGAGCTCCAACTGCTGCTGTGAAAACTTTAGTTTCTGATAGAGATAGACATTTAATTTTTTTAGGAACAGAGACTACGATAGGCAGTACATCGACACAAGATAAAATGTTTATAAGGTTTTCAGACCAAGAAGATTTTAATACGTATGCCCCAACATCAACAAATACTGCAGGAACATTTCAAATAGACCAAGGAACAAAGATAGTTGGAGGTGTCCAAGGTAAAGATTACACCTTAGTAGTTACAGATAGAGCAGCATACTTAATGCAATTTGTCGGGCCACCTTTTACATTTTCAATTAGGCAAGTAGGTTCAGATTGTGGATTAGCAGGTCAGAATGCAATTATCTATGCAAATGGTATGGTGTTTTGGATGTCTAATAGTGGTGGCTTTTATGTATTTGACGGAACAGTAAAATCATTACCTTGTTCAGTTGAAGATTTTGTTTTTGATACACAAGCAGGGGATTTAGGAATTAATTTAGATAGCGGTAGTGAACTTATAGCAACAGGACATAATCCTTTATTTTCAGAAATAAATTGGTTTTATCCAAAATCGTCTGCAACACAAAATGATAGAGTTGTAACTTTTAATTATGCTGAAAACGTTTGGACTACAGGAAGTTTAAACAGAACATCTTGGGAGACAAGTGGTGTATTTCCTTTACCAAGAGCTACAGAATTTTCTACAACTAGAATACCAACCTTCCCTACAATAAGTGGTGCAACAGCCGGATCTACTATTTTATATGAACACGAAAAAGGAACTAACCAAGTTAGAAACTTTACTACAGGTGCTGTAACCTCGGCCATCGCATCTTCAATTGAGTCAGGTGATTTTGATTTAGATATTGACGGAGATGGAGAATACTTTATGAGTATGAATAGATTTGTGCCTGACTTTAAATATTTAAATAGCACTTGCAATGTAACAATTTTATTGAGAAGATATCCAAATGACTCACAGTCAGTTTCACCATTAGGGCCTTTTACAATTAGTTCAACTACTGATAAAGTGAATACAAGAGCAAGAAGTAGATTGGCAGCAATAAAAATATCAGCAGATCAAGTTTCTAATAATTGGAGATATGGTTTGTTTAGATTTGATGCAAACGCAGATGGAAAGAGATAATGGCTAAAGTACAAGTATTCATACCTGAACCACCTGCTGAGTTTTCCTCTGAATCATTCAGACAAATAAACTTAGCAATTGAGAGTTTGCAAAATCAATTAAATACAAGTTATCAAAGAGAAACAAAAGAAGAAGCTGATGCTTTTTCATACTTTTTACAATGACAATACAATATAAAAACGCAGGTATTAATCTTACAACCACAGGTACCACAAATGTGCTAACTGCCCCATCTAGCGGGAGATTATTAGTTAAACAAATTCAAGTTGATAATACATCAAGTAGTCCTGTAAATTTATCAGTACAAGTAACTGATACGTCTGCCTCTGCAACTTTTAGAATAAGGGGTAAAGCCATACCTGCAAATGAAACGTTAGACTTAATTACACAAACCTTAGTTTTAGAAGAGGGTGATATTCTGAAAATGACAGCAGGTACAGCCAATGAAATACAGGGTATAATAAGTTACGCACAACTAGATAGATCTCAGGAAAATGGCTAAGAAAAAAGCCAACATCGGTGTAATAACTTTTGTAAGAGATAAGCCTAGAAAAAGACCGTTGCGTCACGCAAAGAAATATAGTAAAAGAGTTCCTAAACGTAAACGTTATAGAGGCCAAGGTCGCTAATGAAATATAAAATTATAAATGGTCAAAGAGTTCCTGTTGTAGAAGCTAAAGCAAAAGAAATTATTAAACATAAAAGATCAGGAAAAGTATATGCAAATAAAGCTGAGTTTGATGCTGATGTTGCAAATGCAAATACAGACACAACTGCCGATGACTTTCAACAAGATGTTGAGATTCTTGTAGACTCTTTAAAAGTTTTTGGAAAAGCAGATTAATGAAGCCAGCAGGCGGAACAGAAATTCAATACGATTATTTAAAAAAATATGTATCTAAAGGATTATTAGATAAAGTACAAATTACAACTTCGGTTCCTGAAAAAGATCCCTTACATCCAAGAATACCAAATATACTATGGCTCAAAAATAATTGGGATCAACCAAACATATACCCTTGGTTTAAAGAAAAAAGTAATCACGATAAATATCAATACTATGTATTCAATTCACATTGGTCTTACGAGAAGTATAGAAAAGCATTTGATGTACCTGATACTAGATCTGTGGTTATTAAAAATGCAATTGACTATGACGAGTTAGTTTACAAGACTGAGTTCAAGAAAAAAGATAAACTTAAAATGATATATTTCTCTACACCTTGGAGAGGTTTAGATGTTCTTCTAGAAGTTATGAAAGAATTAGAAGATGATGAAGATATATCATTAGATGTTTATTCTAGTACAATTATATATGGTAATGAGTTTCATTCGGAAAACGATAAAGCATTTCAAGGATTATATGAAAAGGCCAAATCTATTAAGAATGTAAATTATAAAGGTTATATGCCTCACGCTCAATTAGTAAATATATTACATACATATG